TTGGTGCTGCTGGTGAGATTCTTACCTTTACTCCTATTGGTCAAGGTATTTTCTCTACTCAGGAATACAATAACGTAACTGGTGCTGCTGGATCTGGTGTTGGTATTAACTCATCATTCAGAGTTACTAGAACAGGTTCTGGTAGCAAGATATCTCAGATTGATGATATTGAAATTGGTGGAATAATAGAATTTGAAGATTTCTTCTCAGTTCAAATAACTGATACTGCAACAAGTACAGTTGAAACATTTACTTATGATGCTGCCACTAATGATGGTATAACAGAAGTAAGGAACGGACTTATTAATGCCATTAATGATCTTGCTGCTGGTTCTGCTTTCGTAAGAGCAAGTGCTGGATCTCCTTCTCAGGCTGGTCTTGCAAAGATGCAATTGACTGCTATAGTTGCTGGTCAAGCATTCTCTGTAGTTGCATCTACCACTGAAGCTGGTGGTGGAACTGCTGATGATCAAACTATTTCTCATGCAAACTTTACACCTAACGAGAACACAACAACCACACCAACATATAGTGCTGTTATAATCAACCCTGGTTCTAGTTACCAACCAAATGATACTGTTATTATTGATGGTGGAATCTTAGGTGGTGAAACTGCTACTCATGATTTAACTGTTACTGTAACCAGTGTTGGTGCATCTGGTGAGATCACTGCATTCAGTATTGGTGGTACAGCAGCAGATGGTAATGCAACATTCGAATCACTCACTGCAAACAATATAGCATTTAATGCAACATTCCTACCTAAGATTTCTGGTGGTAACTATGCTCCTGAAATTGCTAATGGTGGTAGTGGATACCAAATTGGTTATCAATTCTTAATCGGTGGTCAAGAACTTGGTGGTGATCCAACCATTAACGATATGACTATCACTGTCACAGACATTGATTATCTAACTGGAGAGATTACTGCTATCACTGCAACTGGTACTCCAGTGTCAGGAGAGAGTATTGCATTCTATCCATCTGTTTCTTTATCTGCTACAACTAGTGGTAATATTAATAACGGTACTAATATAACTTACTCTGCTATTGCAAGAATAAGTGCAACATTTGCTAACAATCATGGATTGGTTCCAGGAAATACAATCCTTGCTGCTATTGATTCTACTGGTAATAACCATGATCTTGCTTCAGGACCATTCTTTATTGAAGAAGTTCCTAACTTAAACAAGTTTGTTTATACTACAAGAACTACTGGTACTATTGATACTAATACTGCTCTTACTGGTGAACTCTATACTAGACCAGATTGTTTCTATACACACAGACCATTTGACGGTGGTGTGCAACTAGGAACAGGTTCACCATCACACGGTGCTCAGGCGATTCGTCAATCTAAGAAATATATCAGATACCAGTCAGGTAAAGGTATTCAGTATACTACTGGTGCTTTGTTCGCTCCTTCATATGACTTGAGATCAGTTAGTGCTGATGGTACTACTTTTGGTAGTGTTATAACTGTAGTTACTGATGACGTGGATCATGGTCTACAGGTTGGTGCTGAGATCGCTCTTGGTGGTATATCAACTGCTGGATATAATGGTCATTATATTGTTGCAAGTATCGTTAATGAAATTACATTGACTGTCCTGGCTACAGGAACACTTGCTGATACTAATGCTGAGTTTGGTCAACAACCAAGTATATCTCTGTATAAGTGGAAAGGTTCTACTGTAAGATCTGGTGCGTTCGATGATCAGAATGGTATCTTCTTCCAGTATGATGGAACAAACTTATCTGTTGGTCTAAGATCTTCTACATTCCAGATTGCTGGTACTGTAAGTGCTACTCCAGATAACAACCTTATACAAGGAACTAATACTAAGTTCACTGAACAGTTAACTACTGGTGATAGATTAGTTATTCGTGGAATGAGTCATGTTGTTACTTCTATTATAGATGACCAAAATATGACAGTTAACCCTGACTATAGGGGTGCGGTTGGTGCAGTTAATACAAAGGCAGCATTGACTAAGGATATTATTATTCCACAATCACAGTGGAACATTGACAAATGTGATGGTACTGGTAAGTCGGGATACGAACTCCAGATCAATACCATGCAGATGATCGGATTCCAATATACATGGTATGGTGCTGGATTCATTGACTGGATGTTCAGAGGTCCATCAGGTAACTTTGTGTTTGCACACAGACTTAAGAACAACAACAGGAACAGAGAAGCGTTCATGCGTTCAGGTAACTTACCTGTTAGGTATGAGGTTCTAAACGAAGGACCAAGAACTAAGTTAACAACTTCTGTTACCAATAGTTTTGTTGATTATCTTCCAGTTGAAGATGTAACTCTATTCCCAGAAACAGGTGTTGTATATGTTGGTAACGAATTGATTCGTTATTCTTCTAGGAATACAACACTTAATAGACTTGTTGGTCTTACAAGAACAGCAAACTTAAACAACTATACTGCTGGAGCAAACAGAACATACACTGCTGGAGTAGCAGATTCTTATAATAAGAACGAGGGTGTTATCCTACTCACCACTACTGCAACACCACAGATTAACCACTGGGGTTCTGCATATCTAACAGACGGTGGCTTCGATGAAGATAGAGGATACCTCTTCAACTATCAGGAATCTGAGATTGAGATCTCAGTCACACCGTATACGGTCTTCCTAATCCGTCTATCACCTAGTGTGTCTAACGCACTGACTGGTGACTTGGGTGAGAGAGAACTAATCAACAGAGCACAGTTGCTACTGAAGAGTGTAGAAATCACTACACAGGGTGGTAGTTCTTCTCAGGGAGTTATCGTTGAAGGAATTCTAAACCCGATTAACTATCCAGCAAACCCTGTTGACATTACTTGGGGTGGTTTGAATACATCTGGTGAAGGTGGACAACCATCATTTGCTCAGATTGCATCTGGATCTAGTGCTAACTGGAGTGCTGGTGGTGCTAACATTACTGCTGTTAACCGAAATAGTAGGAGCTACTGGGGTAGGTGGGTTCTTTTCAACAAGACTGACGTTCAGGGAGTTCAGGTAGGTATGCAGGCGACTGGTGGATCACTACCTGGTGGTTCTAGTGTATCAAGAATACAGAATGCTAATAGTACTCAAGTATGGATAATCTTCTCTCAGAGCACAATTCCAGGAAATGCAGGTAGTACAACATATACATTCATTGTTCCTCCATATGCTCAGCCAGGCGAACGAATCTTCTCCTTCGTGGCATCACCAGGACAAAGGGATGGTATTGACTTGACCGAACTTAAAGAGTTAACTAATACTCCTATTGGTGGTCGAGGTACGTTCCCGAATGGACCTGACGTTCTAGCGATCAACGTTTATTGTACATCAGGTAACGCATTCAACAGCACGATCAACCTCAGATGGGGTGAAGCACAAGCATAGGAGGTCATATGGCACAACCAGCTAGTAGAACACAATTAGCAGATTACTGCAAAAGACAATTAGGTGCTCCTGTACTTGAAATCAATGTTGATGATGATCAAGTAAGTGATGCTATCGATGACGCTCTCCAATATTACAGGGAGCGTCATTATGATGGTATGGAGTTGATGTACCTAAAACATAAGATCACCGCAGCAGACAAAGCTAGATTTGATCTTAAATCTGAGACTATCATGACAGATGCTGATAGTACTAAGTGGGAACGATCAGATAATTATATCAATATCCCTGAGCATGTAATGGGGATATCTAAAGTATTTGGATTAGCAAGTAATGCTATCCGTAACAACCTATTTGGTATCGAGTATCAGATCTTCTTGAATGATCTATATGCTTTTGGTTCTCTTGATATGCTTAACTACTTTATGGTTAAGCAGTGGTTAGAAACTATTGACATGGTTTTAAACAATGGAGCATTTGTTGAGTATAGGTTTAACCAGAGACAAGATAGATTGTATCTTGACATTGATGAATCAATGCTGACAGAAGAATTGTATCTTGTCATACAATGCTATAGAGCATTAGAACCAGATACTTTCACACAAGTTTATAATGATCCTTTCGTAAAACAATATTCTACTGCTAAGATAAAGAGGCAGTGGGGTCAGAATCTAATCAAGTTTCAAGGTGTTAACCTACCAGGTGGTGTTCAACTTAATGGTAGAGAATTGTTCAATGATGCTAACGATGAAATTGCAAGACTAATGGAAATGTCTTCAAGCACCTATGAACTACCACCTATGGACATGATAGGATGAAGAGTATATATTTTCCTCAGCATGGTGGTGTTGGTAGTGAGCAGTCACTTATACAATCACTTGTTGATGAACAAATAAAACTATTTGGAACTGACTGCTATTATCTTCCACGTAAGATGATCAAGGACACAACCCTTGATGATGTTTTGTATTCTGAGTTCAAGACTCAGTATATGATTGAGATGTTCCTCATTAATGTAGAGGGATTTGGATCACCATCAGAATTCATTAGTAAGTTTGGTCTCACAATCACAGACGAGATTACTTTTGTTGTATCAAAGAATAGATGGAGTCAGGTATTCCAAGAGTTCGCAGATATTACAACTGTAGATGGTAGACCTAATGAAGGAGATTTGATCTACTATCCATTAACAAAAGCATTATATGAAATAAAGTATGTAGAAAGAGAAGCTCCTTTCTATCAGTTAGGTCAGACATACCTATACCAGATGACTGCTGAGATCTATCAGATCGGTGATGATAAGTTTGATACTGGTATTCCAGATGTAGATGTAGTAGAAGAAATATATTCTACTTCTATCTCTATACAAATGGATACTGGTGGCACAGGAGAATACTCATTAAGTGAAACTATAACTGGTTCTACCTCTGGTGTTACAGGTGAGGTGGCATATTGGGATCGTTCAACCGATATACTAACCATCATAAATAGAACAGGAAACTTCCTAACTGGTGAGACTCTTACTGGAGGTACTAGTACCACAGCAAGAAGCATCACTACCATTGACAATTTGACAATGGGTGATAGGGCAGCTGCAGACAATAGAGAAATCGAAGATGCTGCTGATAATTTAATTGATTGGGGTGAAGTAAACCCATTCGGAGAATTTGGTAATTTTACAACAGGTGACTTCTAATGTTAGGACCACATTTTTATAATGAAGCAATACGGAAAACAGTTATTGGTTTCGGTACTCTTTTTAATAACATAGAAATTCGGAAAACTGATTCTACAGGATCTGTAATAGAGTCAGAGAAAGTTCCTCTAGCATATGGTCCTAAGAACA